GAAAGTAGGCGAGCGGTTTATGTCTCCTAATGGGACGCCCGTAATATGTAAAAAATTGCCTAATACGATTATGGGTTGCGGAAAATGCCAATTTATTGGTACTGATGAATGTGTGGATTGCATGGAATGTTGCGAAGATGATAGGGAAGATAAGAAAAATGTAAACTTTAGAAAAATAAGTTATGGTAGAAAACGAAGTAAGGCAAAAAGCAATATCCGAACTAGATAGGTTATTCACTATAGACTATAAAGAGCTTCGAAAGAAAAGTAAAGATAGTCTTTTAGATCAGTTCAGATATGAAGGTTATGAGGATGAACTTTTAACCGAGGTGTATTTACAGATTAGGCAGGCTATAGATTCTCATCCAAATAAGTATCTGTTAATCATAAACAAAGACGGAATCAAGTACATTAAAGGATGTATAAGTAAAAACGGATGGGTGGAAACTTTCGGTTTTATTAGAAATATTATCAGGGATAAACGCCTTGTTTCTATATCTGACAACATGGATGATGAGGAAACTCAAAACGATAGTAATTCGGTTAGATTAGATGAATTGATTAGTGAAGACGATACAGAGAAATACGAGTTTATTGTTGACAAAATGTCAATAGTATCGCATAAATTCCCTGATTCGTACAATATGTTTGTTGACTTTTATATAAATGGATATAAGGCTGATAGCCTGTCTAAGAAGTATAAAATGTCACAAGAAAGAATAAGGCGGTCGTTAAGAAAGATGATTAATTCAATTAAAGAATAAAACAATGAAAAAATATGTATATCAAATGCCTGATAGTATTATGGCATGTCATGAATCAGAATTAAATGGAATAACCTCTTTTAGGTTTATGTTATGTAATGGTAAAGGATATGTAAGACTGTATATCTATAATGACGATAGGAAACATGCATATATAGAAGGGTTAAGTGTGGAAATTGGGGAGAGATGTAAATCAATAGGGACTACTTTAATGAATGCATGTGAAGGAACGGCATTTAATATGGGTGTAGAAAAAGTACTACTTAGATGTGAAGGTTCTAGTCCTTATTGGTTATATGATTGGTATAAACGTAGAGGATATAAACGCCTTCCTGTAACGATGTTATCTCCTACAGAATGTGATGGGGAAAATGATTGGATGGAAATCAATATGTCAGAACATGAGTGATGTAAAAGTAGGAGAAACAATATTTTTGGGGAATGATAAATACGCTACATGCGTAGTAGATAATGGAATTGGCTGCTATAATTGTGCATACTTAGATACTACATGTAAGAGTAATTGTCATTCATGTAGTAGGAAAGATCATAAAGATGTTTATTTTCCTTATGCTTCGGATGAGGATATAGAAAAGTATAAACAGGAAAATAAGTAATTTCCAATAGAAAATGTATTATTAAGGTAGGTAACGAAAATGTTATCTACCTTTTTTATGTTAAATTAAAAATTAGAATATGATTGAAACAGATAACAAGCGATTTAAGATCGGTCGTCCTAGGCACTTTGAATGTGCGCAGGATATGGAAGATTCATTTAATGAGTATATCAATTCATTGGGTGATAAAGATGTATTGACTATTACAGGTGTTGTATTGGGTATGGGTTTATCTGACAAAAAAAGCTTATATGACTACGAAAAACGTCCTGAATTTTTACACTCGGTAAAGATGATCAGGACGATTGTAGAGAATGAATATGAAAAAAGATTAGCAAATCCTTCGTGTACAGGTTCGATATTTGCTCTTAAGAATTTTGGCTGGAAAGATACGACAGAAACAGTAGTATCAACTAAAGATTATGAAGTCGAATTATAATGAAAGAAATTGATGAGTAACATTAACGGAGAAACAGAAGGATAATATCACATGAAGATTAAAGTTAAATTATTCGATAAACTATACCCTGAACAAAAGTCTATTGTTGATGATGTGTTTAGTGGTAAATATAGTTTTGTTACAACTAAGTCGGGCAGACAGGCTGGAAAGTCTTTCACGCTTGATAGAGTTGCAATAGGACTATGTTTGCGGAAATCTAACAAAGAGTTGTTGTGGATAACACCAACGCACGGACAGTCATTAGATGCAATGAATAGAATAGAATCAATCCTGAATGAAAAGATTGATTACAAGGCAAATCATTCACCTAGTGACAGACGTATTACCTTTGATAATGGCAGTAGAATATTATTCCTCAGTGCAGAGCGTTACGATAACTTGCGTGGTAAACATCCTGATTTTGTTATATTGGATGAGTTCGCATTCTTTAAACAAGGCGCATGGGAGTTGGCTATTAAACCATACTTTATTGCTAATGTTAATCTAGTCGCTATTATCGCTTCTACGCCTACTGGGAAAAATGCATTCTATGATCTATGGCAAAGAGGCGAACAACATGAAGATGGATATGTCAATCATAAGTTACACTATACATTAAACCCTCAGACAAATTACAAGTTTATTGAGAAAGAAAAAAACAGTCTTCCAAAAGACGTGTTCAATCAAGAATATGAAGGTCTGTTTATATTTGGTAGTAGTGCGGTATTTGGTGACTTTATTCAATCGCAAGGTGTAGATAACTTTACGGGTTTTAGAAGCGGATATACATACTCTGCGGGACTAGATATAAGCGGGGACGGTGAAGATAAAACAATACTTACTATAATAGAAAATGAAACAGGACGAATCGTTTTGATCTATGAAGTTCTTTCGTCTTCGCACCCTGATCAAGCACGAGAGTTGTTGCCAATACTTCGCAGTTATCCCAACCTTTGTTTATTGGCAGAGAAAAACGGATTAGGTAATAGTCTGTGCGACCTGTTATTAGAGGAAGGAATCAATTTAATTAAATGGGTAACAACAAATGAAAGTAAACAGAAACTCGTATCTAATTGTATCGAAGAAATAAACAATAAGACTGTAGTATTACCAACTGTCGACTTGTGCCCTGAGTTAGATAATGAAATGTCTATGTATTTGGCAACACGCACGAAAACAAGTAAGATTAACTACTGTCACCCTGCAGGTTTGCATGATGATTATGTAGATAGTCTTATGTTCTGTTTGTATTGCAGAAAACAATACGGATGTGATCAAAGTGTTTCTGTTTCGATACCTCATTACAATGTACATAACAACGTTAAATATAAAGCATGAAAAAGAAACTATTTATAAAGATAAAAGGAGTTGAGCACGAAATGCCAACCAATCTAAATAAGATCAGTTGCGCAAAGGGACGAAAGATTTCATCTTCGATGAGTATCAAGTGTGAAGAAAGACTTAGGATGTCGATGTTAGTATCGGCATTGATTGACGTCAAACCTTCATTGTTTGATGAGGCGAAGGTAACAGATGAGGAACTTAAGATACTCTACGATTTGAGTAGACAGGTAGTAGACAGGTGCAAAGTTCCTTTGTACAAATACATGCAAGTCGATAAACAATTCTATGCAATGCAGGACTTAGATAAGTTGACAGTGCAACAATACATGGATATAGATTTTGCAATGAATGAAGATACAAACGTGATGGATTGTGCTGGTGACTTAATGCGGATATTATACAAACCTGTGAAGATGCGTTTCATTCCGTTCAATAGGCATGAGATTAGTAAAGATGTGTATGTATTGCGTTATGGATTGATCAAAGGAGAAGGAAATAAGCCAATTAACTACGAAAAGGTATCAGCAGGGTATCTAACTTGCTTCTTTTCTTATGTAATGTCTTACAAATTGGATATAAATAAGAGTTTTCCAACGCTTTTTGATGAGAAAAAAGCTGATTTGGAAGATGAGGAAGTGGGTTTTTGTGAGAATAAGTATACGGTTGCTAAAGTTTGGGGTTGGTATGATGTCATAAACAGAGTAACAACAAGCAAAATGGAACTTGACTATTGGTTGGATAAACCAATTAGAGAATTTTTGACATATATATCTTACGTAAATCAGCGCGCAACCGAAGAAAAAACTAATAATAAATAAATATGAGCGATACAAATAATAAAATAATCCTAGAGGTCGGGCTTAAGGGAAAAGAGAATGTAGCAGAAGTTCAGAAAGCGTATGATTCTTATATGCATACATTGTCTGAAACTGCGGCACAGGTGAGGCAGGTGAACGCAGCTCACACAGAGAGTAAGAAAGAGCTTAAGTTACAAGATGAGTTAGCTCGTAGTGTAGCAGGTTCATATAATGCTCTATCGGCTCAATACTCATTGAATCGTATTCAGATTAATCAAATGAGTGCGGACGAATTAAAGAATACTGAGGCAGGTCAAAAGTTGGTTTCTGAAACAGCGGCGATTCGTGAGGAAATGAAAAAGTCTCAGGAATCCACGGGAAACAATTCTCTGAGCGTTGGTTCGTACACTGATAGTATAAAGAATGCCATTTCTCAGACGGGATTATTCGGTACTGAGTTGGGAGTTGTATCGAAAGTTCAAAGCGTGATGAGTTCCGTTCTGAAAACAAACACAGACGGACAAAAGGCGCAAACAGCGGCAACGGAGGCAGGAAGTGTTGCAACGGGTGGAATGTCTAAGGCAATGGGAATACTTAAGTTGGCATTCGCATCTACAGGAATCGGGTTACTCGTGATCGCTGTGTTGGCATTGTATGAGTACTTTACGAAAAGCAGTGAGGGCGCAGGTAAACTAAAGGTAATTCTTGCGGTCGTAGGAAGCGTTGTTAATAACGTTACTGATCTGTTTGTAAAGTTAGGTAAGGAAATATTTAGTGCGATTGAAAATCCAAAGGCGGCGTTTGTCAAGTTTAAGGATTTGATCGAAGAGAATATCACGAATCGAATCAGTGGTATAATTAATTTGCTTCCTTCCTTAGGTAAGGCATTGAAAGAAGCGTTTAGTGGCAACTTTTCAGCAGCTGCAAAGACTGCGGCGGATGCGGCGGGGCAAGTTGTATTAGGAGTTAAGAATGTGACAACGAAAGCGGCTGAATTAACTCGTAGTGCATTGAACAATATGACTGATGATGCAAAGAAAGCAGCCGAAGCGCAAAAGATGATCAGTGCGGCAAATAAATTAGAACGTGCTGAGAGAATAAGGGATGCCAAAGAAGAAGTTAAAATATCAGACTTGCAAGCAAAGGCAAAGGATAGTGAGAATTATTCTGCAAAGCAAAGACTTGCATTTACTCGTGAAGCAGGAGCGCTTACAATCGCTCAGATCGCTAGAGAGGAAAAGGTCGCATCATTAAGATACGAAGCAATTAAGATACAGAATACTTTGCACTCAACTGTTAAGGCTGACTTAGATGCTGAAACAGACGCACATGTAACCCTTATCAACGTAGAAACAAAGGGTAATGAGGCACGCAAGGAAATGTACACTCAGATTAAGAAGTTGGTAAAGGCTGCAAATGCAGATGATAAGGCACGTGCAGATGCGAAGGCAAAACTTGCAACTGATGAGATGACATTAGAGCAAAAGTTAGTAGACTTTTCTATGAACAAAACTGTAGGTCTAGCGGCTGATGAGAAAAAAGTGGCTGAGGAAAAAGCGGAATACGATGCGAATAAGACCGCCAAAGAACTATCAGATGCATGGAATAAACTTAAGGTTAGTGAGAGCACTAAGACTGAGAACTTGAAGAAAATAGAGGATGCTAGACAGTCTGTGATAGCTTCCATTCAAGCAAAGTACGCTGAGGATAAAGCTAAGGCAGATAAGAAAAAGGCAGATGATACCCTAAAAGCAACAAAAGACTTAGACCAACGTATAGATGAATACGAAATCTCTCACCGTGATTTGTCTGAAAAGGAAAAAATAAAACACAATGAAAAGAAAGCGGAATATGATGCGAATAAGGCGGCTGATGAGATGGAAGAATCTATTAAAACTTTAGACATAAACGAATCAGATAAAACAGATAAGTTAAAACAAATTGAATCAGATAGGCAAGAGGCTATTCTTTCTATCCAAAAGAAATATGCAGCCGAACAAGTTAAGGCAGACAAAAAGAATGATACGGATAAGCGTAAGCGTGATAAAGAATCTCTAAAAGCAAAGATAGATATTGCAACACAAGGGTTCGATGCAATATCAGAGTTGGCAGGAAAAGAAAGCACTGTAGGAAAGTTAGCAAGTGCGGCAAGTGCATTGATCAATACATACGAAGGTGTGACTAACGTGTGGGCGGCGAAATCTGTTTTGCCTGAGCCTTTGGCAACTGTTAGTAAAGTTGTAAGTACCGCAACTGTTTTGGCTTCGGGATTGGCGGCTGTGAGGAATATTAAGTCTACTACTTATGCAACGGGTGGAATCGTTTCGGGTGAACAAATAAGTGGTGATAATATCAATGCCAAACTTAACAGCGGTGAAATGGTACTTAACAAGGAGCAACAAACGAGATTATTCAATCAGGCAAACAACGGTACTTCGGGGAGTACGTTAGATTCGGATGCTATTGCAGATATTGTAATCAAATCTATTAAGAATATCCCTGTAACTGTAGCGGAGAGCGATATAACGTATGTTCAAAATAAAGTAAAGGTACAAGAAAGTAGATTCTCAGTATAAAATTAAGATGGGTGTTCATTCACCCGTCTTTTTTAATTTAAAATGTATTATTACCTAAAAGGAGAAAATATGCGTAAAGTAGAAATGAAAATAGGAGATAAGACAAAAGGAGTTACAGCAATTTCTATAGTCGATCGTCCTGCAATTGAAAGCAACTTTGTTGCACTTGCAAAAGATGAGAAAAAGGTTATGATGAGTATAGACGAAGATCAGCACATTATAACGGGCGCAGTTCTGATACCTAACAAAATGATATATAGGAACTCAGATTTTGACGGCGGTGAATGTGAAATATTTTTCACGGCTGATACTATCAAACTTGCAAGTCAACAATTTTTGTCAGGAAAGAATGTGCATGATACGACCGTTCAACATGCAGTGTCTACGGATGATGCATCTATCGTAGAGAGTTGGCTTGTGGCAGATACTCAGAAAGACAAATCGTGTGCATTAGGATTGAATATGCCTGTAGGTACATGGATGGCTAGTTACTACGTATGCAATGATCAGTTGTGGAACTCTATTAAGAGCGGAGTGTTTAACGGATTCAGTATAGAGGCTGAGTTTGAAATGGTAGATTTGTCAAAGCAAGATGATGATCTTACGGACGAAGATTTGCAAAAAATTATTGACGTTGCCAAATCTTTTGCGAAGTGATTTGTATTATTACCATGTAATGAAATAACTTAATTTTAAAAATAAGATGAAACAAGAAATTTTAAAAAAGATTACTGATGCTATTACTTTAGCATTAACGCCAAAGACTGAGAATGAGCCAGCCGAGGTGAAAGCCGCAGATACACCAGCCGCTCCTGCGTCAAATGATACGCCCGCTGCACCAGCAGAGCCTGCAAGTGATGGTTCAGATAACGACCCATTGAATACTGTAGGATTGGCTGCAATATTAGACCCAGCAAATACTCCCGATGGGACATATGGAGTTTCATTCTCTATTGTTGGCGGAGTTATTACTTGGGATGAACTTATGCCATTAGATGGTGCGGTTGATGCTACTGTAAATGCAGCAAAACAAGCTCTTTTGAGTTCTCAAAAGGTTACTTTGGATGAAAATGTCGCATTAAAAGCAGAATTGAAAGCAAAAGAAGCTGTTATTACAGCACTTTCAGGCGCAAATAAAGCTACAGGATTGGTTCAAGCCCCAGTCTCTACAGAAAGTAAGGCAGTTTCTAAGTATGAGGCAATCTTTGACTAAGTAAAACAAGAATATAAATTAAAAAATAATAAGTAAAATGGGTAAAAAAGCAGATTTTCAGTTGAGTTTTGACGTTACGAGTGCGGATTATATCGTAGGCAAAACTGATCGTGTCATTGTTGATGCGATAAAGACCGTGCAAAGCCATGATATTATTCAAATGGTATCAGGAATTAAGGATGCGGGCGTTGTTCCTGATCTACAAGCAGGTGCAACCAATTTTAAAGGAGGCGATTTCACAGGCGTAAACGATGGATCTATCAGTATTGCGGACGTTTCCGTGGCAAATTCGTTGGTAACACTAGAGGAAAAATACAGCGCTATTCAAATTTCTAGCACAATTTTGAAACTTGCACAAAAACAAGGAGTTGACCCAACTGATATTGCAATCAGTGATGTTATCTTAGAGTTGAAAGGTAATGCGATTGCTATTCAATACGATTTGGCTATTTGGCAAGGTGATAAAACAAAGACCGACAAATCAGTAGGTCAATTTGTTGATGGTTTTGTAAAGAAACTGAAAGCAAGTACTTCGACTTTGCTTTCAGGAGTTGCGCCCGTTGCATTGACTAACTCAAATGCAGTTGCTACAATTTCTACCTTGCTAGAGAGTTATTTTACTACATTGCCAAAAATGACAATGGAAAAAATATCTTTGTATATGTCTCCTTCTGATTTCAGAATCCTTTATGCAGCAACCTACGGCTTGAATGGAATCATTAACAGCCAAACTTTAAATGAAGGTAAACTTCCTGAAATGTTTACTCATCCTTTGTATGCGAACGTTAATATCGTTTCTACTAAAGGTTTGGTTGGCTTACATGAGTATATTGTTTCTCGTCCTGATAACTTGTTAGAGGTTGTTGATGGAAATGCCGAGAGAGATTTTATTAAGTTCTACTTTGAAGATAGGGATGAGGCTTTCTTACTTCACATTGCTTTTCGTCTTGGTGTACAAGTTGCACGTTTTAACGAAGTAATGATACAAAAAGTTGCAGTCTAAAATATTCGGGCACGTGTAATGCGTGTCCGTTCTTATAAACTTAATACATAAATAATAATGACAAGTATATTAACAGGTATTCCTAGAGCTAGTATAAATAGTACAGGCGGATTGCGCAAAGTATTGTTTGCTATTAAAACAGACGTACAGCCCGTTATGACTGCGGGTGTTGTCACCTTTGAAACGGGAGCACTTGCAGATTTCAAAGAATATATACCAACAAAGGAATCTAGTAACTGTACTGAAACTTATACGGGTACACCTACTACGGGACAAGGCGTAGTTGCTCAGGTATTGACAATGCTCTTTCATAAATCGGAGGCATCAAAACGCACAGAGTTACAGATGATGGCTCAAAAC